TTTTCCGATTTACGCAAAAATCGACGATTTTCAAAAACCCCCATTTTCCAAATTTCTATCGTAAAAAAATTTTTTGCGTACTATTAATCGAAAAAACATACGATAGGATTTTTGAAATTTTTCGAAAAATCCAAAATTTTAGAATCACTTTTTTTTTATTATTTACTTTTTTAACGAGAATTTTTATAGATTTTTAACTTTTTTTACCTACTGATTTACGACACTTTTTTTTAGTATTTTATCTTTTTAATTTTTTTCATAGGGGGGGTCTTTACGTTTTTTTGCCCCTTTGATAAAATTTTTAATTTTTTTATATCTTTCACTTTTTTTTTTACTACGAGTTGACTGTACTCACTGATATTATCTTTTTTTATTTATTATAGTTTTATCACAAGGTACCTACCTTGTTATTAAACCGGAAGTTCTCTTTTTTTACCTTTTATTCAAGCATATTAAATTAACAAATTACAAAAAAATATTAAGTCTAACTTAAAATAAAGTCTAAATAATATCTAAATAATATCAAAATAAGAAATTTATGACTACTCTTGTTAATGTTAAAGTTAAACATATACGCCCTACTTATAATACATTATATGATTGGATGGAAAATACTAACCATGAATATATTGCTAGATCCGGCGTTGTATTTTTTAATAACGAACGCTTTCCTAAAAAATCTAGTCCATGGGCCAATCCTTTTACTGTAAAAAAATTTGGGAGAGATAAATCTTTACAATTGTATGAAACATGGCTTAGAGATAAAATTCATAAAGAAGGCACACACGAATTTTTAAAATTAAAAAATAAAGTTTTAGGTTGTTGGTGCTCTCCTGATAAATGTCACGGACATATAATAATTAAAATACTTAATGAAATTCAACTAAATTCACATAATTAACTATTATTTTACGCTAAATATGTTTTCTTTAAGTACCCTTCTTTAAAAACTTTTATAACTTTTTTTTACTTTTTATTTTTGATATCAAAAAAAGATTTTTATAATTGAAATTTTTTTAAAAAGATTTTACGCAAACTATGTTTTTCTTTAAGTACCCTTCTTTAAGTACCCCAAAATAAAAACTTTTTTTACTTTTTATTTTTTGCTATCAAAAATAAATTTTTATAATTGAAATTTTTTTTTAAAGATTTTACGCAAACTTTGTTTTTCTTTAAGTACCCCTCTTTAAAAACTTTTATAACTTTTTTTACTTTTTATTTTTTGCTATCAAAAATAAATTTTTATAATTGAAATTTTTTTTAAAAGATTTTACGCAAACTTTGTTTTTCTTTAAGTACCCCAAAATAAAAACTTTTTTTACTTTTTATTTTTTGCTATCAAAAATAAATTTTTATAATTGAAATTTTTTTTAAAAGATTTTACGCAAACTTTGTTTTTATTTAAGTACCTTATAACTTTTTTTTTTATGAGAATTATTATCATTTATTATACATAATTAATCATAACTTTCCTCTTTTAATTCTTCCTCTTTTAATTCTTCCTTTTCCTCTTCATCACTTGAATCGCTATCACACTCAAACGATCTGAAATCCTCCGCATGACGAAAACAATACTTCTTCTTCGCTCCTTCCGGACATATCGTTCCCACCGATTTACATCCTTCTCCTTTCTTATTTATTCCTGAACATATCACTCTCTCTCTCTTTATTATTTCTTTATTTTCTTCCTCCTCCTTTTTACTTACCTTTTTACTCTTTGAACCTGAACCTGAACCTGAACCTGAACCTGAACTCTTTGTCATCTCACGCACTTTTTCCTCCACATCCTTCTTTGATATCTCCAACATCTCAAATTCTTCCATTATTATTCCATGCTCCAACGCATACTCCTCCGCCTTCTTTGACTTATATCTCTGACTCTCACTCTTTTTTATCTTTCTTTCTACCTTTACCTCCTTTACCTCCTTTACCTCCTTTACCTCCTTTACCTCTCTTGTCTCCAAGATCCCCCGCGATATCTCCAATATTGACTTATTTAATATCCTTATTAATTCCTCCTTTCCCGACTCTCCCACTTCATACTTCACCACATATTCTTCGATCTCTGACATCATACTCATCCTTCAGGTTCTTACTTTTTTACTTCTTTTTTCCTTGACTTATTTCTTTTTTGTATTTTTTTTTTATTTTTGTTATTATATATTATGTCCTCCTCTTCTACTTTACCCAATAAATATTTTAATCGTTTACAAGCTAATCGGTTACAAGCTAATAATTCTTATATTATTAATAATGATAAAATTTCTTTCCTTTATTCTTTACTTTTTAAATCTGCTACTTTTAATAAAAATAATACTGGTGGCACTTTAACTTTCTCTTCTGCTGATGTTGATTCGGTTATTCAATTCTCTGATCGCCCTTTTAGACAAACTGGAACTATTTCTATTGATAATTTTATTGATTTATTCTCTATTCTTGGTATTAATACATTTACTGATGATCCTCCTAATGGGGTTTTAGTATCAAGTGAAGAACAGAAAACTTATGAATTAAAAACTATTAGAAGTGATGGTAATGGAAATTATACAATAGAGTTGGAATTAATAGATGGAGAAATACATAGTAATGTGAATAAGGTAATTGGTAAGTTTAGTTTGTTTGTTGATGGGTGGACTTTTAAAGGCGATCCAAAGGCCCTTTGCACAATTTTGTGATTAATCTTCCTACGATAATATCTTATAGTGTTTAGTTGTGAAAACACTTTTTGGTGCCCCTAAGGACACGTTTTGTTATTTAATTTTTAGTGAGTTTTTGTTTTTATTTAGTACTCAATTTCTAAATTAAAATTCATACTTTCTAACTTTTCAATTATAAATTGACTATTTTCTTTCATTGATTTTCCTTCTTTAAATTCTCCGACAAATAGCCAGCCTTGTGTATCTGCAGTTTTTAACCACTTTGCACCCATTTCTTTCAATACTTCTTTACATTTAACTGTTGTATTTTTATCTGGATACATATTTTTAAGAAGTATTGATTTTTTATACTGTGTCAAAATAATTGATAAATCATTATTTTCTTCAATAGTTGATTTATCAGTTAATTTTTTGTAAGTTGGAATTGTTTTTTCTTCCAGTTTCTTCTTCATTTCCAAATTTTCCCTTTTCATTTCTTCCATTTCTTCTTTCATCTTTTCCATTTCTTCCTTCATCTTTTCCATCTCAGCCTTTAGATTAGTAAGAAAATGATTGACAATTTCAGACATTTCTTCTTTTCGTTACTTTGTTACTTCGTTACTTTGTTACTTCGTTAATTCGTTAATATTTTTTAAAATTTGTAAATTTATTAAAATAAGAAATTTTTATAAGTAATTAGTAAATGCAACTAGGATTAGGTAATTAGATATCGGTACTAGATATCGGTACTAGATGATGCTTCTGATTTGTTATTTTTCTTTTTTTGTTCTTCTTTCAAATATGTCTCCCAATTATTTACATGAATCCATTCTTTTGTTATTCCTGGATACACCATATTAAACATCTTACCTACTTTTTGAAATGACTTGTTGCAATATTTTCTAATATTATCTGATTCACTAATTATTTTATTTATTTCATTTACTCCTTCTTCTTTTGTATATCTTTGTTCAGATATTTTACCTATATATTCTAATAATACCAATCTTAGTAAATTCCAAATGTCATTAATCTTTGAATTTTTGTTTCTCTTCTTTTCTAAGCTTTGAACTTTTGTCTTAAATTCTTCCTTTTTAAGATTTCCTAATATAAAATTTGCTCTCATAATTCTTAATGTTCTTTCATTGTCTTCGTTATCATGTGTAAAATCTCTAATCGCGAAATTTATATGCTGTAACATTCTATGCATATTTGATATAGTAACTGTTTGTATATGGTCTCTATAATTATTTGCTAAACGGTCAGTTTGCTTTGAATCGTGTTTTTGTGGGAAGTACATTCTCATGATTCTTAGTAGGCGTGTGTAATCAATTACATCATTTCCGCATAAATCACGAACTATATCAAGAGGATTTCTTGGAATTTGTTGTCCATTTTCTCTCATCCAGCGATAATATTCCGGATTGTGAATCGTTCCGCGATCTATAGTTCCATTGTTCCAAGAGAATGCTGTATGACATTTAATACAATACATTTGATCGCAATTATGGACGATAGTGAAGTCTTTTAATAGGAATCTTTTATTATCAGTAACTGCCCATCCATAGTATTCTTGTTGATCCATTTTAATAATTTCAATTGCAGTTGTTCGCAAATTAACTCCTCCTTCTTGTTTTTTACATCGTTTGTGAGCTAATATAGTAGGTATTTCATCTATGTTCTCTCCGGATATATTAATATGGTATTGATCTTTATAATCTTTTGGTTCAGCATTTGGACACTTTACATTATTTCTTTTTCTTATCGTTACATGTACTGAATAACCTAATGAGTTAGCTAAAAATTCAATGTTTTGTGATAGTTTATCATAGATTGTTATTATAATAATACGTCTTCCATCATTTTGTACACAACCATCTGTGTCTATTATTCCAGCTAATACTTTTAATCTTACATCTTTTGAATTAATCAAATAATCATTTGGAATATATTTATTATTAATTAAATTGTACTTTTCAAGCCTTTCCTTTAATGGATTTCTATTTGGATTAGCTTTCATATTTTCAGTTTCATTATCTTTATTTTTAATATAGTATCTAAACTTATCACTTCTTTTAATTATTATAGAGTTATTAACTTCACACCAACTAGACCAATATTCAAGTATTTCTTTATCATTCGTGCAAAATTCTTTGCCATTTGAATAACCGTCGCCTAACCATAAACCCAATACATATGGGTCTAGTTCAATATTTTTATAATCCCATTTTATTGAATTTTGTAATTTGATACCTTTAATTTGTTTTTTCTTTGAATCTGGTATTTTTAAATAATTTTCTAATGGAATATCAAGTAAGTTTTCATTAATTTGTTTGAAAGATTTGAATTGTTCTGCTTCATCTTTTGTTTTGAATCTTTTAGTTTTAACTGAATAGTCTTGTTTATCAAACCACATTAATTCATAACTAGTTTCTTTACTTGTTTCTTTATTTGTTATTTTACCATTTCCGTGAAAGTATACTGTTAAAATGTGTTTACTATTTACTACAAAGTCTTCTGCATTATTTTGCTGGATTTTATACATATCATCAAATCCGTTCATTAGTTTGGTAACAGTTCTTACATTACCATCGTCTCCTATTAATTCATCTCCAATTTCTATATCTTGAGACAATTTTACTGTTCCATTCCACATTAATATAGGTGTATTTTTTGCAAAACACCCGTTTTTCAGCTTGTGTATTAGTTCTCCGCATTTAGGACAAGGTTTAGTATCTTGTTTCAATAATGCAACAGTTTGTTTCTTTTCTTCATTGCATACGTGATCTTCTTCTTTAATTTCCATACAATGCTTACATATTTTGTTATCGCATATTCCACATTCGAACTTTTCATTTAAGAAACCATTGCAATTTTCAACAGGACACTTATAAGTAAATTTTGGCTTTGTTGTTTGTTGGTAACTTTGATTACCGTGTTGTATATCAAAAATCGTTCTGTCTATTTCGCGAATTTCATTGTTCATTTTTCTTAATTTAGTTTCTAATTCTCTTCTCTTTTGATATAGTTCTTCTTTCTTCTTATTTAAAGTTTTTACTAACTTTAGTTGTTC